TTGGTGTCGCCTTCAGCTGACAGTGAAAGTGATACCGCGCCTGGCCATGCAACCGGAGTTCCGTAGGATACGGAGTTAGTACCAACCGTTACAGTTGCGTAGTACACGTTTTTAAGACCGTACTGTACCTTATTAGCCATTTATTAATACCTCCATTTCATAGGTGGTCTGATATAACTTCTCGTCGTTAAGATAATCTGTCTGCTTGTACCATGTAAGGCCGTGCTGTTTCAGGGTGCTCTCAATTGTGCCCTCTGATGTCGTGTCCTTCGTGGTCGTATAAAGTTCAATGAAGAGCTGGCGCTTGTTGACGAAATTTGAATCGTCAGCATATACGTCGTTTTCGGATGGGAAGTAGTACACCACGTACGGCGGAGCAGGTGTTTCCGAAAAATGACTGTACCGCCACGGCAGGTTGAACGATGCAACCATTGTTGCGATTTCTGCTAATGTCATAGTTTACTCATTACCTCCTCCATGAATTTGTTGGTGTATTCCTCTTCGATTCTTGCAATTGTGCCTGTGTAGTCTTTGTTCTTTGGATAATGTCCGCCACCGCCTGTCGGGTGAGGCTTCTCCAGTAAGTGCGTGAGCTGGTAATCCGTTCTGTTGTAGACTGTCTCGGACAGCTTGTACGCTCCGCCCTTCTGCGCCTTGTGGGACCAGCCACGTGCGTAGCTTCCGCCTGCCGGAGCAGACCCTTTGAGAGCGCTGACTGTCTGCCGTGCATTGTTCTTCACAGCCTGTTCGGTCTTCTCCAGTACGATGTCGCCATACTCGGCTAATGCCTTCTGGACAGCCTTCTCAAAGTTCTCCGGTCTTACTACCTGCGTGCTCATTGTGTCGGTACCTCAACAACCGGAACTTCCGGGATGCCGCCGATCTTGCGCTCCGCGTACAGTTCCATGTAGTCGCCGGCTCTGTAGGTGCGGTAGATCGTATAGCGTTTGTTCTGATACTCAACTACCACCTGACCATCGTAGTCACCGAAGAACACCGTGAAACGGTACTCCGGATTGATTTCCGTATTGGCGGCGTTGTAGAACTCTGTCTGCGTGATGGACTCAACTTCGCAGTAGACCGTCTTCTCGGTTTCTGTCGCCAGCTCGTTGCCGTAGGTGTCTGTTGAAATTGTCTGTGTGATCAGCGTTAATACGTCAGTCATCAGCTAACACCCCAATCCGTATAGCCTGTAGCGTTCATAAGTTGAGCCTTCTGCTCATCGTATGCAGCCTTCAGTTTGTCGTAGTTCGCAGGCGCACCGAAACTCATGCGTACGTAGGTCATTATGGCCTTGTTCATCAGCGGATCCAGCGCGTTTGTTTCCACGCCCGCGATGTTCAGGTCCAGCTTGGCCGCATCGATGTATTCCTGAATCTCGGTATCATAGGCATCCGTGGTGACACGCAATGCCGTTTTGCAAGTATCTAATAATGCCATTACTGGCCCTCCTCGTCTTTCATTGCTTTCCAAAAGTTCTTTGTAACAGGCGTATATGCCATGTGCCCGCAGTCAACTGTCGGGTCGCAGAATATACGATAGCCCTCACGGCGTGCCCTGATACAAAAAGCGCAGTCTTCGCCAGCATCCGCGATAGGTGTGAACCACCGACCGCCCTCTTCCTTTGCTGCAATATCAAGCAGCATGTCGGTGCGCATTAAGACGCATCCGAAACCGCATCCCGCGATCTCGAACAGTTCGTCCGGGAGTTCCTCGTAGTCGCTCCAGTCAAGTGTGCCCTCTTTGTTGACTTCGAGAGTCTTGAACAGGACCGGCGTAAACGGATGGCCCCTCCTGAAGTAAAGACCACTCAAAACATCAATTTCCGGGTGCTCATCCATGACCGCCATCATACGTTCAAGGGTATCTGGCCGGAATATCATGTCGGAATCGAGCCACAGAATGTAGTCCGCTTCCATTTCCACGGCCATACCGGCCAGCTTGTTCCTTGAATCGTATATTAAGGAGCCTATAAGAAATGAAACAGTGCATTGACCGACTTTCTTTAAGGTTGTAAGACTCTGCGCGAATCTTGCGCTAACCATGTCCATGCATGGTACAGCAATCAGTATTTTCTTATCCATGATTCTTGCCTCCACTCAATAATCATTGATTAACTACTTCGTAATCTTGACGAATGCTCCAGGAGCAACAACGCCGATGCCGACGAATTCACGGCCGATGATTCTTACGAGGTCGTATTCAGCCTTTGACAGCTCGTCAACCTTGAAGTCGATGCCTTCGCCGTTAGGGAAGTTCATCAGAGCGCCCTGCTCCAGGTCGCCTACGATAGCGTAGGTAACGCCAGTAGTCGCAGTTGCGAATGCAGTGATAGTGTTGTTGAATACAACTGGCAGTCCTTCAAACGGATCCACGTCGAAAGCGCCGGCATACTGTGCAGCCTTGAACTGTGCCCAGGTAGCCTTGTTCATCATTACGACAGGGTTCGCAGCCTCATCGGACAGCTGGCCCATAGCCTGTGCAACGAGTCCAACACCTACAGTCGTGGAAGCGATTTTTGGAACGCCAACGCAAGTAGTCGTTGAAACAGTGCCGCAAGCCTCGATCTTCGCAATCAGCTCGTCAGCAGCCTTCTTCGCGATCTGATAAGTAAGCTCGTCGTAGATGTAGCGCAGGAATGCTTCGCCACGGAGGTCCAGAGCTTCGTCAGAAATGGAGATCCACTTCTTGATGCTCTTCGGAACGAGTTCAACAGTTCCCAGTACCAGGGTTTCCTCGGAAACATATCCGTCGCCCTCGGTGTGGACAGTAGCTCCGGAAGCGGAGATCTCGAATCCAACCTTCAGGTTGCCCTTGATGTAGGCTTTTCTTACTCTTGCCGTGATGCCGTCTCTCTCCCAAGCAGTCTTGACGATGTCATAGACCAGTTCTGGAACAGGAATAGTGCCGGATACGTTTTCGGTCAGCAGGGATCTGCACTCTGCATCTTCACCGTTCTTGATGTACTCTGCATAAGCATCGACGTACTCTTTGGTGTTTCTGATTTCCATATCAGTCATTTTGATTTCCTCTCTCTTCTCGATTACTTCGGTTTTTACGTTGGTGATAACGTCTTCCATTGCCCTCTTCTCTTCGGCAATGGCGGCTTCAGCCTTCTCGATCTCTGCGACGAGGCCAGTTCTCTCTTCCATCAGCTCTCCGCTTCTCACTTCGAGTTCGTCCGTGGATGCTTCCGGATCGTCGAGCTTTGCTCTGATCTCTTCGAGTTCTCCGTCGATGGCTGAAAGTCTTTCTTTCATTTCGTCGAATGTCATTTGGTAATAACCTCCTGAATTTTTTTCTTCAGCTCTTCGCGCCGCTCGGAATCTCTCCGTTCCGCTTCCTCTGCCGCAAGTCGCTCCGCCTCGGCAGCCTTTTCTGCTTCGATGACTCCCTCGAAGTAGTCGCGTACATGAAGTTCTGTTGCTGGGTTTGCCGGCCACGTTACAGGGCTGACGTCAAAGACCTTGGCCACGCGGTCAATGATTCTCGTCCTGGTGTCAGCATCGTAGTGCTCTTCACCGACTGTGAATGCAAACGACATCTGCGGATAGTTTCCGGCAGCTATATCCTCAAACAGATCTCTGCCCCTCTGTGTTTTGGACAGATCCGAGATCTGATGAAGTCCGTGATCGTCTACATCGAGCTGCACCGTTCCGGCGGATGCTCTCGCAAAGACCGGACCCTCGTGGTCAACACGGAACACGACGTCCGTCATGTCTGCATTGTCGAAGGCGTTCGGCATGATCTGCTCGTTGTAGTCTTCGCCGTCAATTTCAATGAGCTTGTACGGCTCGAATGTGGATGCATATCCCTCAACTAAAAAAGACGGCTTGTCACCGTCCTTCCTGACCTCAAAGGCCATGTTTCTGTATTCTCTTTCGTTACTCATCGGTATTGTCCTCCAAATCGTCTACGTTCTTGTACTCTCCGCGGATGGTCCTGATGTCTCCGCCTTCGACCGGACCGAGGTTGAACACTTCGCGAGCCTCGTTGATGCTGAAAATGCCGCGGTCCGTCAGCTGTGCTGCAACCTGCAGCTTGTCGGCGTTGCTCATGTATTGCAGTCTGTTTGACGTGAAACATACTTCATTGCCGGCAGCACGCTCGCGCTCTGTGTACATCGCCTTCGTCATTCCATCCGAAAGCGCAATAGCGAACACTTCGACACAGCCCTCGTAGAACGCTGCCCAAGAATCGCCAAACGCTTTGTTCTGCAGAACGTCTTCGTTTACACCGAAGTAGTTGTAGACGTTCTTCTGGATCTGTGCCATCTGGTCCGCGTCTACCGTAAACGGTTTATTGTCGTACTGGTGAATGTCCGTGTAAGTGTTCGGGAACAGCAGCATTCCGTCGGAATCGTTACCGAAAGCCAACGAACCGAAGCGGTCAGCTTCCTTCTTCAGGTCAGTATCCATCGTGAAGTTGTTCATCTTCGCCCAGAAGCGGAAGGTCGCGCCGTTCTTAATGGCTTCCTCGATGCCCTGCTTGTTCAGGTCTATCATCTTGATGGTCGGCTCCAGCGCGTAGTTGGTCTCCCCGAAGAAGTCGCGCTTGTACTGGTGCTGTGTCAGGATGACACACTCCTCAAGCCGAACAGCGGCCATCTCCCCTCTCTGGAACTCATAGCGCAGCCACGGCTCGTTGCGATACTCCAGGACCTCGCACCGTGTCGGTAATACTGTGTAATACCCGGTAGTGACGAGATTCTTATCCTTGACCGGCACGATGAACGCCGTATTGTGAACGTCCAGTATCGTTGAAGTCCTCGCAAGGAACTGTGGCCATGTCTGCCACTGGTTCGGTCCCTGCCTCAGTTTTGCCTGGAGTCCGAGCTTCGCGGATCCGGTTGAACTGAATTTCAGTTTGCTGATATGTCTTGCCCTGGCGTAAATAGCCGCCCTGATCAGCTCACTCTCGTAGATGCTCCCCTGCCAAGTATGGAACACAGGCTTGTACGGTGTGAGCGTTTTGAAAAATTCAGACTGAACGACCTTCTGCTGTTCTCTGTTCGGCCTGAATATTGAATCAAAAAGACCCATGTATAATTACCTCTCGTTTTTCAATTGCGGACCCAGCTCTGCGTACCACTTCTGCCTCACAGCGTGCGCATCGAGCAAGGCCGCCATTCCGTCGATGTGAGCGGTCGGTGATACCTTCACGAGTCTGCCTCTCCCTCGCTCGGTGCTCATCTTTACCGCTGAATTCAAAAAGTGCATCTTTAGGAGATCGTTCTCCTGTCCGATGCACACTTTGCCGTCTTTCATCAGACCCTCGACTTCCTGCATGACTCCCCAGAGATTGTCGCCCTGGTAGACATCATCCATCTTGAAGCCGTAGGCCTTCATGTCCTGTACAAGATACTGCGCCGAGTATCGGTCGTAGCCAACGACCAACGGAAGTATCTCGTATTGTTCAACGAGGCTGACGAACCAGTTGTAACAGTCGCGGTAGTCCACGAAGTTGTCACCGCTCGGATCCAGCAGCCCTCGCTGTATGTATAACCTATAAGGCACGCCGTCCCGGTCAGCTGCTTCGTCTATCCGTTCGCTCGGAAGCCAAAACTTGCTGAACACATACAGCCTGCCGTCTTTTTCAATTTCAATGCATGCCGACGTAAGGTCGGTAGTCTGCGACAGGTCGATGCCGCCGACACAGTAGTTGTGGGCGAAGTCCTCGATACGTATCGACACGTCCATGCACTTGCTTATAACCTGTGTCGATAACCACGCAGTACTGGAATTCTGCTTTTGACAGCAGTACTTCGTAATGAACTCGACCTTCTTCGACAGCGACCCTTCAGCTATGGCAATCTCTTCAAGGAGATAATCCACACTGATAGAAACGCCAAGATTTGGATTGCTTTTGCGTAGTTCGTTGATGTCATTCCACTTCTCAATGTCGTCTATCATGTAGAGAAACGGCAGCAGACGCGTCTCTTTACTTTCACCCATAAGGTACCGGGTAGAACGCTTGACCAGCTCGTCGTATATACTGTCATTTTGGTACCCGGAGGTCGTGCAGGACAGCATGATGCCTTCCGGACGTGCACCCATGCCACTCTTCATCACCTCGTATTGTTTCAAGCCAGCATCGCCCTGCCAGCTCGCGATTTCGTCACAGATGCACAAGGATGGATTGAACCCGTCGCTCTTTTTAGCCGAGAATGCTATCTTCTTGACCGTGCTGTTCGTCTTCGGAATATATATATCACTCCGTCTTCTTTTAATGAGCGAATCTTCTTCCTTGACCTTTTTATGTGTTTGCTCGCGCTCTGACTCCACCTTTTCACGAAGTGCTTGTTGCTCCGGATCCAGTTGAATCATCATCCAGACACCATCGTAAATAATTTCGGCTTGGTCCAACTTTGGAGCCACATTGTAAATACGACAACCAAAGCCACCCTTCTCACGAAAGATGTAGTTTGCAATGGCTGACGAAAGAAGGCTCTTTCCGTTTTTTCTGCCAATTACAAGCAGAACTTCACGATACTGTAACTGGCCATTTTTATCACAAAGGCCAAACATACACGATATAAGTGCTTTTTGCCACAGTTCAAGTTCAATCGGATCTGGAGCAAGAGGACCTTCAACATGGAAACAATGCTTTTCTATCCACTCAATAGCGTGATTTGCTTGTTTGGCATCAAAGAAGATTTTCTTATGCTCAAGATCCGACACGATTTTCGCATACAGCGATTCAATCCATTTTCCGACTGTCTGCGAGCCGTCCTTTATGCCTTGGTAATACGCAAGTATGTAATTATCCACAGATCCTCGCTCCCTTCGCTGAATTACAACTAAAGTGAGCAAGTTTTACGTTACTCCATGAATGCTCTCCGCCTTTTGAAAGTGGAACTACATGGTCAATTGTCGGATAGTAATGACCTGCTATGAAATGGTTCCCATTATAGCCGTGGTCTTCCCAGTCGCATTGCTCGCCGCATATATAACACCGACCGCTATCCCTGATAAATAAGCCGCGGAGCGTTATGTCATCGTCTACAAGCGCGTTCTGTAATTTAAGTCTGCGTCTTGTGTTTTGGTTGATATAACCTGCCTTCTTACGGCACGCATCAGAGCAGTACTTCGGTTTATCTGTTATTTCTCCACAAACTGGACACGGATGTGGCTCACTTCGTGGTGGTGTTGCCTTCTGTGGGTTGATTCCTTTGCAAATCAGTTGCGCCGTTCCTTCACAAACGCCAAACTTCTCCGCAACCTCGCCCATTGTGTGACCTTCGGCCTTGTATTGACGCATTTGCTCATGTAAACCATCATGCGCCTTCGTGACTTTCAGTCCGTGACTCTTCGCAAGGTTAAAAACACACGAAATGTTGGCATAATTGCACATTTTCACGATTTCTTGCGCCGTATAGCCTTCGCGAATTAAAAAAAGAGCCTTTTCAGCTCTGTTTTCAATCATATTTACCGCCTTTCGTAAATTGCCTTATACAAAATCGACGGAGAAGCGGCTAAGGCTTGCCGTTTTTCGCGTAGCTATCGCTATCTCCGCCGAAGTCTGTGCTTTGTCGCGCGGGGGTTGGGTTTTTTTGTAC